GAAATAGCTTTTTTAGAAAGTGAACTTTAATTATGAACTGGCAGGAAATACTTGTTGTAATTATCGTGTGGGAAATATTAAAAAATATATTTAAAACTATATAACATGAATGGAGAAGATTTTAGATATTGGCAATTTAATAAAGCACTAGACGATGAGACCTGTAAACGTATTTTAGATTTAGGAGCAAATAAATTTAAAGACGCAAAAGTCAATAATAATCTTATTAATAAAGATATTAGAGACTCTTCTGTTATTTGGATGAACGAACAATGGATATATGATTTAGTTTTTTCTTATATGCGTTCAGCTAATTCAAACTCTGGTTGGAATATAGATGTTGATGCCGCAGAAACTATGCAGCTAACTAAATATAAAAAAAAAGGGTTTTATGGATATCATAAAGACGCTTCAGGATTTCGGGCTTATAATAAACCTGGTAACAAATTTTTACATAATAAAACAAGAAAGCTATCAATGACAGCTCTACTTAATGATGAATTTGAAGGAGGGGAGTTTGAATTTTATAACGCACCTGCGCTAGAAATGAATAAGGGGGATATTGTTTTTTTTCCTTCTTTTGAATATCATAGAGTAAAACCAGTTTCAAAAGGTGTACGTCACTCTTTAGTAACTTGGTTCGTAGGACCTACATACAAATAATATGAAACCAATAGGAATAAACATTGTAATCAAAACCATAGAAGAGGAGATTAAAACTTCTTCAGGTTTATTGTTATCTTCAGATGATGCTAACCAGCTAAGATACAAAAAAGGAGAAGTCATAAAACCGGGTACTGATGTTACTGTGATATCAGAAGGGGATGAAATATATTATGATAAGAGAGCTGGATATACCATGCTTATCAATAATGAACCTTATACGATTATTTCTCAGAATGATGTCGTTGTTGTTTTATAAACTCATTCATTTCTATTATCATGTTGCGATACACTTTATCGGAGTATGATACATTTTTAGCAAACATAGGATTTGAAGTTTGAGAGGTAGGTATCTCTTTGCCCTCTAGCTTATCATATATAGATTTTATTACTCGTTTAGTTTTATAAGATAGACAGTAGACGGATTTTCTTCCTCTGTGTCCTTTACGGAAAACTTCTATCCACCCCTCTTGCCTTAACTTTTCAAATCTATTTTTATTCCATCCAAGCAGATTGTTGAAGTCTTGGAATCTTCCTTTGTCGAAATATTGCTCCGACCTTAAAAAAAGAAGCATATCTAGCTCTTGAGCATTGAGTCCATACTTAGCTTTTATAAAGTATCGAACTACTCTCCAGTACTTTAGGTAATCAGATTTCATTGAATTTAATTTAGTAAATTTGTACAAAGATATTTATAAAATACCTATGGAAAAAAATACCCACAAAGAAATAAGACATTACGCAGGAGCAGCTGGAATTTTTTTAATTGTAGTCGGGTTGTTATTGTTTCTGTCTTTTAATCAAATACCATCTGACAACAAAGATTTATTTGTTAGTATCGTAGGGGTTATATCTGGTTCATTGTCAGTAATTTTATTTACTATCATTGGCCGTAACCCTAACGAAGTTCAGGAGCTTAAAAGCGCAAATGAAAAACTTGAAGGTCAAGTTAGTCAACTCATCCAACAAAAAGATGAGCTTGAAGGAATGTTAATTGAAATGCAGAAAGAGATAGTAGATAAACTTTCTATCGCTGGAGTTTATTTTGAATTAAAAGATAAAAAACAATAAAATGGCAAAGAAAACAATAGACCCTAGTACATTTCTTTTTAGAGACACCACAGTAGAGAAGTTTCTAAAAAACATGGATGCTAAAAACAAACCAGGGGATAAAAGAAAAAAAACTTTTGAAGGCCCTATGGGAACTGGATTTAAAACAAAGAAACCTAAAACAACAGCTTAATTATGCCTACAGTAGGAAAAAAGAAATTTTCATATACTGCTAAAGGAAAAGCAGCAGCAAAAAGTTACGCGAAGAAAATTGGCAAAAAAGTAAAGTCTAAGTATTAATGGCTAAGTCAGGAAGAACGAAGAAGAAAGGTAACAAGATATGTCCAGCAGGAATAGCCTGGGCAAAGCGCACCTTTGATAAGTATCCGTCTGCTTATGCAAACATGGCGGCAAGTAAATATTGTAAAGACCCTAATTACGGTAAAAAATAATGGGAGAAGAAATAAAGCGACTAGAAGAATTAAAAGAAAATACATCGGATTTTGGAGAGCAAATGGAAATAGCAGACAAGATTCATAATATTAAAATGAAAATGAACGGCACAAGACCTTCAGACTCTTTTATAGAGTGTGTAGGTTGCGGTTCTTGATTTTAGAAAATGGGAGAGTTAAAAAAATGGCGTGACCAGAAATGGGTTCGTATAGGAACGGATGGAAAGATAAAAGGTGCTTGTGGTACGAGCAAGAACAAAAAAAATCCTGACCGATGTCTTCCTTTAGCTAAGGCACAAAGACTAAGCAAGCGAGCTCTTGCAGCTACAGCTAAAAAGAAAAAAGCTTCAGGAGGCAAAAGACAATTTATTAGTAATACAAACACAGTTAAAAACGCATAATTATGGCAATACCAGCAGGTACAAAATTTCATGGAGTATCTTCTACTGTAAATACTACGGACAGAGGTTCAGATTTTACAAATGCAAGAAGAAACTCATATAACATTGAGGAAATAAAACAATCACCAATAACATCTCCAGCGGGTCAAAATTTAAAATTAGACGCAAGCACAGCAATAGTTGAAGTGGAAGGAGATTCTTCAGGAAGTCTTGACGGAAAAATACAATTAAATTGTAGTCAAAACTCTCATGGTCAAAAAGTTTCATCTCAACCTCACTCTCAAGCAGCTAGTAATACTTTACTATTACCTGGTGGTACAACTATAGGTAACAGTGATGCTACACTAGTATCGGATACAGGAACACAAACATTAAGCAATAAATCATTTGCTGGAGGGTTACAATTACAAGTTTATGCTGATACAACAGCTAGAGACGCAGGAATTACTTCGCCATCAGCAGGAATGATTGTTTTTCTTTCAGATGGAGGCGGAGGTAGTGCTCAATTTCAAGGATACAATGGCGCAGCTTGGGTTTCTTTAAATTAATATAAATGGCAACACCAAGAAAAGGGAAGGCAAAAGTAAAAATTACATCTACAGGTAAAAAGGTAAGCTATGGTCAGGCGGGAAATGCTAAGGGCGGTGGTCCTAGAGTAAGGCCAGGCACTTCTAAGGGGGATAGCTATTGCGCTAGAAGCTTAGGCATAAAAACTCGTTTAAGTAAAAAGAAACAAAACGACCCTAACACTCCAAACAATTTATCCAGAAAAAGATGGAAGTGCGTTGGCTCTAAGTCTAAAAAGTAAACAAGGAAAATATTGTATATTTGTAAAATAATATTTTAAAAAGTAATATGAGAAAATTAGCAGCGTGGCTTGTAAAGGCCGCTAATTCGATTAGCGATTTTTGGAATCAATGTAAGTGTTACTGGAATAAAGGATTATTATTTATTTCATTCAAAACAAAAAAATGTGATAACAAATTATGTACTTGTAAAAAATGAAATCAAAAGGTCTCGGAGATACGATACATAAATTTACTAAAGCCACAGGCATAAAGCGCGTGGTAGATACAGTTGCAAAAGCAACGAATACCGATTGCGGATGCGATGGTCGCCGCGATTCTTTAAACAGATTAATACCATATAAAGATTAAAAATGGCATATCAAAAGTTACAAGTAGGAAGAGCAGCATCGGTAACTCCAAGCGATACAGCAAATATTCCTAGCGTTTCAGGAGGCACAAACAATGGTTGTGTTTTGTATGTTGGGAGCGCTGGAAATTTAAGAGTACAGACAGTTGGAGGAGATGATGTTACGTTTAATAACATTAATACTGGAGCATTTATTCCTGTACAAATTGTAAGGGTATATGCTACGGGAACTACCGCAAGTAATATACTTGCATTGTGGTAAAATATAAGCGATGGGATTAGTAAATTGGATAGCAATATCGATAACATCAAACCTGATTTCACAGGCCCCTCCTATCGGAAGCACAGATATAATAAGCGAAATAGGAGTGCAAATGATTAACGAAGATGCATCGGCACAAGATTTAATAACAGAAGGACAGTAAAATGGCAATAAAATTTTCAGAATTTAACGTAGGCGCAACAACATCTGATATAGATTATTTAGTTGGTTACAAAAACACAGACAATGTTCAAATCCCAGTAGGGCTAGTAGGTACTAACACTACTTATACAGTTAGTACTGCACAAGCTGGAGCTAATGAAACAATTACATTAACAGGAAGTGATTCATCTACAGATTTAATTACAATTACAGCTGGAAACGATATTAGCTTAACTGATGATGGAGCGGGGAATGGATTTACAATTGCCTCTACAGTTGTAGGAGATACTTACACTATTGGAACTTCTACGAATGGTTCAAGTGTAGATGTAAATCTTGATGCAGCGGCGGGAGCGGATACTAATATAACATTAACTCCAGTAGGTGGAATTACAATTACTCAAGCAGCCGATGTAATTACAATTGATAGCACGGCAGTTAATGGAACAGTAACTTCAGTAGGAACAACTACAACAGATATAGCTGCACTTACCTTAAGCGGAACTGTAACAACTACAGGAGACCTTAACTTAGCAAAAACAGGAGGAACGGCAGGACAATATATAGACGGAGCAGCAGGAGCTTGGACAACACTACCCGCTGGAGACACTTATAGTCTTCAAGCTGGAGCAAAATCTGGAACTAGTGTTCCTTTAAATTTAGATGCTGGTACAGGAAGTGATTCAGTAGTAAATCTAACAGAGGGAACAGGAATAACGCTTACACAAACTTCAGCTACTGAAATTACAATAGAGGGTTCGGCTGGAACTACAGTTGTCAAAGACCAGTTTACTGGAAACAACTCAACGGCAGCATTTCCATTATCGGTAACGCCAACGGCAGCTGCCAATTTAAACATATTTATAAGTGGGGTGTATCAAAACTCTGTTGATTCTGGAGGTACGGCAAACTATAGTGTATCTGGAACAACGCTTACTTTTGTAACGCCACCTCCAACGACATCAACAAACGGAATTGAAGTAGTAATAACACAGTAATAAATGGCAACAACAAAAGTCCCTAACAACTTAATAGATTTGAGCGGAGATTCTGGAGCTGTGCCATGGGCTGCTGGAACTACTGCTCAAAGACCTGGTTCTCCTAATGCAGGAGATTTAAGGTTTAATACTGATACTAATTTTTTTGAGCTTTATAATGGTTCAGAATGGACAAGAATTGAAACCTTTTAAGATATGGCAACAACTAAAATAGGCGCAGGAGTAGTAGATTTAAATTCAGACAATACATCATTTAAAATGCCAGTAGGGTCAAGTTCGTTTACAGGAACTCCTGTGGCTGGTATGATTAGAAATAATACCTCTTTAACAAATAATGATGCCGCAACTGCTTTTGAGTATTATGACGGAACGCAGTGGGTTGGTATGAGTACTAATGGTTTGCCAAAAATGAACTTTCTTGTTGTTGCAGGAGGTGGCGCAGCCGGTAACACAACACGAACCACCTCAAATGGTGGTGGTGGAGGAGCTGGTGGATATCGAACATCTTATGGAACAGGAAATATTTCGGGCGGAAATTCGCCAGTCGAAAGTCAAATTACGGTTTCATCTGGCGCAACTTACACCGTAACAGTAGGCGCAGGAACACCACTAAATGTAACTGGAAACAATTCATCAATTATTGGCGGAGGTGTTAGCATAGAATCAATAAGAGGCGGAATGGGTATGAATCAATTTGATGGAGGCACACAAAGTGGAGGCTCTGGAGGCGGTGCCTCGGGCAACTATAGTGGAGGCGCTGGCGGAACTGCTGGTCAAGGTATGAGCGGTGGAAACGGTACAAAGTCGGGATGTGGCGCAGGTGGCGGCGGAGCATCTGCTAATGGTTCAAACAATGGGCCTTCAAACAATCAAGGTGGAGCAGGCGGAAACGGAATGGCATCTTCTATTACGGGTTCTTCGGTTGCTTATGCAGGCGGTGGCGGCGGAGCTGGTTTCACCGGTTCAGCACCAGGCGGCACAGGTGGCGGCGGAGCAAGCGGAAGTGGTTATGGAGGCTCTGGTACGGCAGGTGCGGCAAATACAGGTGGCGGCGGTGGCGGTGCCCCTTCAGCAAATGCAGGCGCTGGCGGTGGTTCTGGAGTAGTAATACTAAGAATGGCTACATCTACATATTCAGGCACAACAACTGGTTCACCAACAGTAACAACCTCTGGAACAGACACAATATTAACTTATACCGGTAGCGGTACTTACACAGCTTAAATAAATAAGTTATGGCACATTTTGCAAAAATAGACTTAAATAACGTAGTAGAGCAAGTCATTGTTGTAAACAATGCAGTATTACTAGATTCAGAAGGAAATGAAAGCGAGCAGCTTGGTATTGATTTTTGTAAGAGTTTATATGGACAAGATACAACTTGGATACAAACTTCTTATAATGGAAATATTAGATTTCGTTACGCAGGTTTAGGCATGACCTATGACTCAGCTAACAATGTATTTATAACTGAACAACCTTTTCCATCTTGGACTTTAAATGAAACTACTTGGGATTGGGATGCTCCAGTTCCTTATCCAACTATTGAAGAAGGCTCTACAGATATTTATACATGGAACGAAGATGCTCAGTCTTGGGATTTAGTATCTCAATAAAAAAAATAAAATATGGCTATTACTAAACTTGCAGTTTCAGATTTAATTACTTTTACTGACTCAACAGATTCAGTAAGATTACCTTTTGGAACTACTGCACAACGCCCTTCATCTCCAACTAATGGAGAGAT